TTTATGTTTTTAACGATTCTGGCAGCATAACATTTTAAAATTATGGCTTATTTCGCAGAAATAGATCAAAATAATGTAGTTAAGCGAGTTATCTCGGTTAGCGACAATGAGTGTAAAGATCAATATGGCAACGAAAACGAACAAATCGGATCTTTATTCTGTCATAATTTACTTGGCGGGACATGGATTCAAACCTCGTACAATTCTAGAATACGGGGAAAATTTGCCGGTATTGGAGACCGATACGATCCAAACACAGACGCTTTTATAGGCGATTAAAATTTAATTTAAAATAGTTTTATATGAACTTAACTTCACTAATTCCAGTTGGCTTGACTGGCGGACAAGGTGCCGCAGGCACCAGTGGAACTAGTGGAGCTTCCACGGGGACACACGGAACAAGCGGAACAACTGGTACTAGCGGCACTACTGGAACATCAGGCACAAGCGGACAAGTTGGAGGGGTGAGATATAATTTTTCTACAGCAGTAAATGACGTTGATCCTGGTGCTGGAATTTTCCGCTATAACAGCGGAGCAATTGCAAGCGTGGTTTACATATATATTGATAACGTTGATCAATTAGGAAATACGCAAACAGGTTGGTACGATACTTGGGATGATTCAACAACAACGGCGACAAGAGGCACTGTAACAGTATATAGTAGAGATTCAGGATCTGTTGTAAATGTTTTTCAAGTGACCGGAGCGGTTATCGCGGGCGTAGGATATTATAAAATTCCAGTAAGCTATGTTAGTGGAACTTTGCCCAGTGATGGAGCATTGTTAGCTATTCAATTTAGCCGCACAGGAAATTCAGGCACAAGCGGTACGGCAGGAACAACTGGCACAAGTGGCACCAGTGGTTCTTCTACAGGAACACATGGCACTAGTGGCACCAGTGGTGTTAATGGCACAAGCGGTACTAACGGCGCGACTGGTGCTGCTGGCACTAGCGGAACAACTGGCACTAGCGGCACAAGCGGAGCAAGCGGCGCGGCTGGTACAAGTGGAACAAGTGGAGCGGGAACTATCTCAGGAACAACTAATACAGTTGCAAAATTTAGTTCAACAACAGCAGTTGGGAATTCTTCAATAACCGATACAGGCAGCTTAGTTACAATTGGCGTTAATACAACAGTTAATGGACACTTAGCAGCGCAAACAAAGGCATTCTTAATTGACCACCCCACTAAAGAGGGAATGAAGTTGCAATACGCCTGCTTGGAAGGTCCAGAAAATGGCGTGTACGTGCGCGGGCGCGCGCGCGGGCGCGAGATCAGATTACCCGATTATTGGGTCGCGCTAGTTGATTGGAACTCTATTTCAGTTCAGCTAACTCCTATTGGATCATTCAAGGAGCTTTATGTTGAGGCTATAGATAGTGGCAGCGTTTATGTTAACAGTAATGGGGGTAATCTGGATTACTTCTATATTGTTTACGGCGAGCGCAAAGACGTAGAGAAATTAACTGTGGAGTTTTAATATGCCGAATAATTACGGGCCAAGAATAGTTACTGATAATCTTGTTTTGTGCTTAGATGCGGCAAATCCAAAAAGCTATCCTGGTTCTGGAACGGTTTGGACAGATTTGAGAAGAAACGGAAATGACGCCGTTCTTTATAACGGCCCAACTTATTCAACGGAAAATAAAGGGGTTATAACTACTGATGGCACAGACGATAATATATACATATTAAACAATTCGACTATATCGAGTTTCACATCAGATATTACTATTAATTTTTTAGTAAAAATAATTGGCACTACAGATTATATGTCTCTTTTTGGAAAACAAACAGACGATAATTGGAATGATGGATTTGGCGCTTTTTTTGAGAATGGTCTTTTTTATTTTTTTGTTAATGATTGGATAGGCTATTTTGTTGGAACTGCTGGCGCAAATGTAAGTGGATCTTTTATGAATTTAACTTTCGTAAAATCTGGAACCTTTTTGTATATTTATAAAAATGGCGCAGTTTTAGCCAGTCAAAATGCATCTCCTGGTAACATAACTAACACATCATCTAGTTTAACTTTTGGCAATACCCCATCTAATAATTATCCAATGAGCGCTTCGTTCAGTCATATTAGCTTATACAATGTTGCTCTTTCACCAACCCAAATACTTCAAAACTATAACGCCTTAAAAGGAAGATATAAACTATGAGTAATCATTTCGAAAACCGAGAATACTTAATCCTGCCAGTTTCTGAATTAACTAAGGTTGATTTTGACCTTGTTATGGAAACTAGCGCCGAAACTGTTAGAAAATCAATTGACGAGACAAAAACATTTGTGAAATGGGAGGGCGCGGAACCCGCTTTTGTCGCCACAATTTCTGGCGCAGAAGGGCCATATACTTACGAAGAGATTTTGGATATATTGACTGGGGTAGAGTGGACAAATACTGGAATGCGCGCTTAATATGGCTTATCAAAACGGTCCAAAGATTGTTACTGATGGATTGGTTTTGTGCTTAGATGCTGGAAACCCAAAAAGTTATCCAGGTTCTGGGACAGCTTGGACTGATTTGAGCAGAAATAATAACAATGGAACATTGACAAATGGCCCAACTTTCAATAGCGCTAATCTTGGAACTATTGTCTTTGATGGCAGTAATGATTATGTGACCCTAGCTAGACCAAGTGCAATAGTCACAGGAGGTTCTATTAGTATTGTTATCTGGGCTAAATGGATATCAACAGGGACTACAACTTCAACAATTCAATGCTTATTGGACAACAACCATAGCGGTAATCCCATGCGAGGTTTTTATATACAAGATCGCCCAGATCTTTCTAAATTTTTAACATTTGGCGTTAGACCTCAAGCGAATTCAGCAATTTCAACGTTTCAAGTTGGAGATGGAAAATGGCGCCATATAGTTGGGACAAACGACGGAACTACGAGTAGATTATATATCGATGGCAGATTAGATGGATCTTTCACAGAATCTGGCGGGCTATCTACTGTACAGACAAATATAAATATTGGTCGCTCAGAAGGATTTGGTAGATATTTAAATGGTAATATTAGTCAGGTTCTTTTGTATAACAGGGCATTAACCGCAACAGAAGTAAATCAAAGTTATACTGCAACAAAAGGGAGATTTAAACTATGAGTGTTGCCGGGGGTCCAGATTTAATCCAAGATGGTTTAGTTTTGTGCTTAGATGCGGCGAACACTAAAAGTTATCCGGGCAGTGGAACTTCGTGGGTTGATTTGAGCGGAAATGGGAACAATGGGACTTTAACCAATGGGCCAACGTTTAATAGCGCTAATGGGGGGAGTATTGATTTTGATGGGTCTAATGATTTTATTCAGGGAACAATTCCATCTTCAGTATTTAGTGGCGCGCATACTATTTCTTGTTGGTTTTATAGAAGAAGTTTATCTGGTTGGTCTGGATTGTTTTCTAATAACGTAGGAACAAATTCTTGCACAATTTTAACTTTTATAGAAAATACAAATACAGTTGGAACAAATCGCGCTGGCTTAAGCGCAACGTCCATTGCAGTTAATTTAGGGGCAGACCATTTTAATAAATGGATTTATTGTACGATAGTATATTCAAATATAACAAATGGAAGCGCGGTTAATGTATATGCGTATAAAGATAAAAATTTATTGACCGCAACTGGTAATTTGTATTGGACTTTGTCTTCTTCAAATTCCTATTATGTTGGAAGACATTGGCAAGGTGACACTCAAGTTCATAATGGTTTAATATCATCAACTAGTGTATATAACCGTGCATTATCTGCCGCCGAAATCCACCAAAACTACAACGCAACAAAAGGCCGTTTTCGCTTATAAAGTGTAAAATATAACAATGCCCAACATATTAATACATCCAAATTCTGGCATATTGGAGTTCAATACAGGAACCACCGGGTCTTCTTCGCTGGATGCGTCAATGAGCGGTGCAGCTAGGTTGACCTTTACAAATAGCGGAACCTTAGGTCTTACTAGTTACTCAACAGGCGTTGTTGACAAGTTTTTCGTTGAAGGCGTTAACGGCAGATTGTTTGAAGTAGACGACGTTATGACAGGCTCGTTAATGAGCGTCAACGACATTGCTGGCTTGCCAATATTTGAGGTATTTAGCGACGACAGAGTAGTGATGGGACAGTACAATCAAAGTACTCTTGTTGTATCTGGTCAATTTGTTAATATTAGCGGAAGAGCTAGCGTAGCAGCTTCTTCAACAGGAAGAGCTAATTTTAATTTGGCTCATGGCGTAGAGCCGACATCTCCAGCAAATGGAGACCTTTGGACAACAAATTCTGGTCTTTATGTTGAAATAAGTGGTTCAGCTATTGGACCATTAACAAGAAGTACTCAAATTGATACTTACACCACAACTGGAACGGTCCTTACTTGGAGCAAACCTGCGGGAGCTAAAGCTGTAACAATTATTGCAAACGGTGGTGGTGGCCAAGGTGGCGGTGGATGTTTAGCCACCTTGGCTGCAACTAATCCTAATGGCGGTGGTGGTGGTGGTGGTGGGGCAATGAATATTAAAACGTTCATTGCCGATAATCTCCCTTCATCACTATATGTTGTTGTTGGAGCGGGTGGTAGAACAGGTGGGCAGGGTGCGTCTGGGACTGTTCCTGCCATTGGAACGGCGGGACAAGCTGGCGGCAACTCTACAGTAGCAACGAACAACACTAATCCTCCTACGGCTGGTGTGCTTATTTTTGCTGGTGGAGGTGGTGGAGGAAAGGGCGGTCAAGACGCTACAACCAGCATTGGGGGCGGCGGCGGCGGAACTGGCAGCGCGGGCACAACCGCAACCGGAACTGCAACTGTTGCGGGTGGTGGTGGCATTGGCGGCGCAGGCGCACAGGGGACAGGAAACAACGTCGCTTTCTCCTCGGAATGGGGCGGCGGCGGCGGTATCGGTTGCGGAGCTACTAATAGTAATAATTTTAATGGTGGTGGTTCTATCCACGGCGGTGGTGGTGGAGGATATGGCGGCGGTGGAAACGCTCGCCAAGGATCGAGCGGAGGTGGGAGCGGGGTTTGGGGAACTGGTGGTGGTGGAGCCGGTGGTACAAACGCAAACGGAGGCCCAGGAGCTGACGCCAGCACGCTGTATTCTTCTGGGGCTGGTGGTGGTGGAGCCGGTAGACAAGGTGCTGCTGGCAACGGCTACGTCGGTGGCGCTGGCGGCTTTCCGAGCGGTGGCGGTGGCGGTGGTGGACATGGACGGGACACCGGATTTGCTGGTGGCGCAGGCGGAAACGGTGGGGATGGTCGCGTAATTATTATTACTTATTTCTAAGCCATGCACTTTGTAAACCTCACGACAAATCAATTTTCATTTGGCAATTCGCTTCCTCCTGGTGCGGCTTGGGAATTAGTGCCGGTAGAGCAATTTAATGATCTTCGCTCTTCGGGCTGGAATCCAACAGAATATATTTCTCCTTATCGTGTGTCAAAAGACACTATAACTTATCGGGTAATGGAGGCAGGGAAACTTCCTGATTTGATCGCTCTTATTGGACAGCTTCCTGCGGAGCAGCAGTTTTTATGGACAAATTTTGCTTGGTTTTGGAGCGATAACCAAACAATAATAGGAATGTGTCAGCAACTTGGATTAGATCCAGCAGTCATTTTGGCACAAGACCCATATATATAACTATGATTCTTTCAGATTTACTTCCAACTGGAGTTGCAGGTCCGGCAGGAACTTCTGGCACCAGCGGATCTTCATACTATTTTATTACTGGTTATACAGGAACCAATTTAACTCTTTCCGCTGACCTTGCTGGAGATTATATTAGAACAACTTCTGCAACAGCAGTGACAATTAATATTCCAACGCAGGCATCTGTATCTTGGCCTGATAATACGGAAATTCTCATTGAGCAAGCTGGCGCAGGACAAATAACATTTTCTCCAGCAGTTGGTGTTGTAGTTAACACAAGTGAGACGCTCAAAACTCAAAAACAATACTCTGTAGTAGCTATAAAGCGTGTGTCGTCAGACGTTTGGACATTCTTTGGAGAAAGAGAATTAGTCTAATATAATAAATAGAGATGAGAACTTTTCTTTATAATACGAATACGGGCAAAAGAGAAGGCGAGATTAGAGAAGGTCGCTATCTTGTTGATGGACAGCCCGGTGTGCTTCCAGATTATTTAATTGAGCTTGAAATTGAAAAACGTTCTGACCCGCCTTATGATTCAGCTACTCAGACGATTGAATATAGAGCTTATGCCGACTTACCTAATTTTAAATGGATAGAAGAAAGTTATGTTAGAAATTTGACTCCAACGGAAATAGCCCAAAGACAGCCGAAACTGCCAGATACCTGTACTCCAAGACAATTAAGAATAGCGTTGATTCAAAATGGCATATCGCCATCTTTAATAGATTCACAAATAAATGCAATCACTGATTCAGTAGAAAGAGAAATTGCATATGCGGAGTGGGAATATGCTCTTGAAATTAAAAAAGACCATCCTCTTGTAGAAATGATGGCGATAAATTTAAATTTAACTAAGCAGCAGGTTGATAATATTTTTATATTAGCGGTAACTTTGTAAATTTATGAGTTTTACGCTTGCAGCAGGATTAAGGGCAAATAAGCCGCAAAGAAATGTTGGCGTGATTAGCGCAGGATATTATCATGGCGCAGCTATACAAAGAAACGGTAGGGTATGGACATGGGGAGTTTCTGGGGCTGGACTTGGAATTGGTACTAATACAACAAATATTCCAGAAATTCTTGCGCCCGTGCGGATTATTGGAAGTACAGCAACATTTTGTAAAATTGCTTCAGGGGGAGCTAATATTATCGCATTAGATAAAAATGGAAGAGCTTGGACATGGGGAAGTAATTTATACGGACAACTTGGAGATAATACGAATATTGATAAATGTAGTCCAGTGTCAGTAATTGGGACAGCTAAAACATTTTGTGAAATTTCGGCTGGCAGTGGATATTTTCTCGCTATTGATAAAAACGGAAGAGCTTGGGCCTGGGGGGTAAATATCAGCGGACAACTAGGAGACAATACAATTGTTTGTAAATTAACGCCAATTAGTGTCCTTGGTGCTGTAAAAACGTTTTGTAAGATATCTGCTGGACCGAACGGAGACTATTCCACGGCCATAGATAAAAATGGATTGATTTGGGGATGGGGAAATAATTATTTTGGACAACTTGGAAACAATGCCGGATTTAATTCAGTATGTACTCCTGTCTCTGTAGCTGGCGCACTAAAAACATTCTGTCAAATAGCGGCAGGAGCATACCACACTGCCGCGATTGACAAAAATGGCAAAGCGTGGGGCTGGGGGGCTGGAGGATATGGTCAAAACGGGAATAATACAAATGCAATAGTTTATACTCCAGTAAGTGTTGTCGGCGCATCAAAAACATTTTGTAAAATATCGGTGGGATTTTCACATACTCTTGCATTAGATAAAAATGGAAGAGCTTGGGCGTGGGGAAGAAATGTAACAGGCGAGTTGGGAGATGGTTCTTTAATATCGCGGTTTACTCCAGTAAGTGTTGCAGGCGTAATAAAAACATTTTGTGAAATAAGCGCCGGTATTATTAGTAATTTTATTGGACGCTCGCTGGCAATAGATAAAAATGGACGGGCTTGGGGTTGGGGATATAATTATAGGGGGATATTAGGGATCAACAGCGTTCAAAGATTTACGACACCAGCTAGTATCTGCGGAGCTAAAAAAACTTTTTGTCAAATAGCTCTTGGAGCTTTTCCCATTAATCCAGATGGAGGAGGATGGGGACTAGCTATAGATAAAAATGGATTGGTTTGGGGATGGGGTTTAAACCAAAGTGGTCAACTTGGACAAAATATTCCTCCAGATTTTTGCCGTAGTGCCAGAGATGGAGTTGTAACTCCTATCAGTATAGTTGGCGCATTAAAAACATTTTGTAAAATATCAGTAGGAAACAATTACTCAATGGCGTTGGACAAAAATGGCATGGCATGGGGCTGGGGAACGAATAGTATCGGTCAGATTGGAGATAACACTTCAGTAAGTAAGCTTACGCCAGTATCTGTTGCGGGGGCAGTCAAAACATTTTGCAAAATTAGCGCAAGTGTAGAAGCTGGTCGCTCTGGAAGAATAAATGCAGCGCATACTTTAGCAATAGATAAAAATGGTCGAGCGTGGGCTTGGGGGGCTAATGTTTGGGGAAGACTGGGAGATGGCACATTAACCAATAGATTAACTCCAGTCAGTGTTAGTGGTGCGGTTAAAACATTTTGCGAAATTGGTGCGGGAGGTGCCTTTAGCGTTTCTATTGATAAATATGGTCGCGCATGGGGATGGGGATATAATTATTACGGACAAATAGGAGATAATTCTAATGCATCTGCAATAACACCAGTGTCTGTAGCTGGTGCAGTTAAGACTTTCTGTAAAATATTTGCTGGAGCGTCGCACTGCCATGCTATTGATAAAAATGGTCAAGCTTGGAGTTGGGGATATAATAATTTTGGAGAGCTTGGAGACAATAGTACAGTTAGTAAACTTACTCCAGTGTCCGTTGCTGGCGCTATTAAAACATTCTGTGAAATATCTAGTTCAAGACAGCATTCTGTTGCGATCGACAAAAATGGTAAAGTTTGGTCGTGGGGTAGAAATGCTGTTGGTGCGCTTGGAGATGGAACATTTGTTGATAAATTGACTCCAGTAAGCCTTGCTGGAACAAATAAAACTTTTTGTAAAATAGAGGCTGATTGGGGATTTTCCATGGGAATAGATAAATATGGTCAGGTATGGGGATGGGGAGCGGGCGAAAATCATAGACTCGGTAATAATTTGAATTTTTGCGTGACAACTCCAGTAAGAATTTGCAATATTTGAGTAATGTCTAAACCCATAATTGTCATAACTCATGAGCGCTCTGGCACTCATTTATTGATTAATTGCATCAACTATGCTAATAATGGACAGTTTTATACAATTGGTTACACGCCAAACGAAAACCTTTTTAATTTAAAGGGGCATTTTCATGTTACGCATAAAGATGTTATGTCTAATGCGTATGCTACAAACTTAGTCTGTAAGTCCCACCATCAGGTAGATTTTATGACGAGTTATATAGATTTTTTATTTGCTAAATATAAAGTTATATATGTTAAAAGAAATTTGCCTGATGTTCTAACAAGCTATTACAGATTTATTCCAAAACCGGAAGAAAAAGATTTCCCAAACATAGAAGATTGGGTTTTTAGTAAACCGGATGACATTGGGCATAAATATTTACAGCCTTACTCTCCCGACCCTCATATTATAATTGAACCAGAAAACTATATTCACCGTTGGTATTTGCACACAAGTGGCTGGCTAAAATATGCCAGCAAAATGTTAGTGGTTAATTACGAAGATATGCTACTTGATTACCAAAATCAAAAGCAAAGAATTGAAGATTATATTGGCGGGAAAATTGCCGACAAAATTCCAGACATAAACGATAAGTCGCTTCCAAATTTTGGCCCAGTTAAAGGAATCATTGGCGCGCATAAAGAACTTATGTCAGAAGAGCTTCAGAAAAAAATTGAAGATAAGCTTTCTATCTATACAATTAGAGAGAAGCATGAAAAAAGAGAACCTAGTTCTAACCATCTCAATTGGGGATTATTATAACGAAGTCGCAAAGATTACTTTGCCGTCGATCAAAAAATACGCCGAAAAAATCGGCGCCGATTTCTTAAACGTTACAGAGTTCAATAAGTTTTATATTACGCAAAAATGGAATAAGTTCCTGATTGCGGAACTCCTAAATCAATACAAGAGAATCATTTATCTTGATGTTGATATTTTAATCAGAGATGATTGCCCAAATCTTTTTGAAATTGTGCCCGAAAATAAATTGGGCATGTTCAACGAAGGGCGATACTCGCCGCGATTTGAATATCTGGAGCAAGCTTCAGAGTATTACAAAGAGCCGCTAAAGAAGTGGGGCGGCAAGTTTTACAACTCTGGCGTGATGGTTATTTCGCGGGTTCATAAGCAAATTTTCAGACTCCCAAAGGGCGTTGACTTTGTAGAGACTGATCAGCCCTACATTAACCTCCGAATCCTAAATGATAAGGTCGAGATGCATGACTTGCATTACGACTTTAATCGTATGGATATTCTTGATAAGTTCTGTGGCATTTCTCGCCTAAATTCTTATATTGTCCACTATGCTGGCGCTCCAAAAGATATTCAAATGGACGTTATGCTTAAGGATATAGACCAATGGGAAAAAGACAAGCAAGAAGGATATAAATATAAGCGTAATATCTTGATTTCTGTTACTGCTGGAATGGGCGACCAGCTTTGCTCAGAGCCCGCTATCCGATACACTCAAAAGATGTATCCTGATGCTAACATTACTGTAGTGTCGCATTTCCCGCGACTATTTGAGCATCTTAGTTGTCCAGTAGTAAGCTATGATCAATGGAAGGGGATCAAAGACGCTTTAATTACAATGCATACTTGCCCTGATGATGAGCAATCAGAGCATAAGATGTCTCACGTTCTTTTCCATCCTACCGATTTCGCTTCAATGTCCATGATTAAGCGAACAATCCCAAACAACGACAAAACAATTCAATTAAAATTGGACGCCGAGGATGTTTCTTATGTTATTGATTTGTTCAAGGATAAAGATCCTAAGAAGCCTGTTGTTGTAGTTCATGCTGGCAAGTGGTGGCCTTCAAAGACCCTGCCAATTGAATGGTGGCAGCAGATCGTGAATAAGCTTTCAGAGAAGCTGACTGTTGTTCTCATTGGTAAGACTATTGATGAGAAGCAAGGTTATCTCCCTGTACAAATTCCACAAGGCGGCTATGATCTGAGAGACCTCACAACTCTTGGTCAGCTTTTTGCCCTTATTTCGCTATCAAGATGCTTGGTCACTAACGATTCCTCGCCCCTGCATATCGCGGGCGCGTTCGATAACTGGATCGTCACATTCCCAACTTGTAAGCACGAAGACCATATCCTGCCATTCCGCAATGGAACTCAAGCTTATAAGACCAAGGCTCTACGTAAGAACCTTCTCCTAGACGACCTTGAAATTCGCCATACAGAGTTCAAGCATGACACTATCGACTTGATTCCAAAAGGGAAAACAGTGCTTGAGTATCTCCCAGAGGTCGATACTGTCGTTAAGGAAGTAATGGACATTTACGATAACAAGCGATGAATAAATTCAGTTCTTTCCGCCCGCTCATGCATGAGCATGAGTATAAATTCATTGAAAAGTTCCTAAATAAAAATGACACTTTGCTTGAGTTTGGTAGTGGCAATAGCACTATTTATTTTTCTGGAATTGTAAAAAAAGTAATTTCTATTGAGCATGACATTGATTGGGTAAATAGCCTAAATAAACTAATCAATGCTTATGACATCCAGAATATTGAGTTACTCTATCAAGCGGCGCATTCTCCAGACCCAAAGCCTTGCAGATACGAGCAATTCAAGGACTACGTGCATCTACCAGCAACCAAGAACCTAAAGTTCACCAAGGCTTTGATTGATGGCAGAGCAAGAAAGTATTGCGCCAAATATCTTTGGGATATTATCGATGAAAATGTAGTGGTCTTCATTCATGACTTTAACCGCTCTGATTATCAAATGGCGCTAAAGTATTATGACATGATTGAGGTACTGACGGAGGGGCAAGGAATCGCTGCTCTAAAAAAGAAAAAAGAAGTGCCAAAAGAAGACTTCTATTACTAAATAAAAAACCCCCGAATTTCTTCGGGGGTTTTGTTTTGTCAAGCTATCGTTATACGATAGCTGGATTATAAGCGCTGCTCTGCACCCAAACGAATAGGCCGTTTGTAGTGTCTGTTGGACCACCAACTTGGGTAGTGAATGTCAAGTCAACTGATTTATTGTCGCCAATTGTTGACGAGAAGTTTTCACTTGCAAGTTTAGCGCCTCTAAGCTCATAAACGATTCTAGCTTCGTTGCCTGCTGTACCAGGAAGCTTGAATACGAAAGCAAGATTCTTTGTGGTGTCGGCATCAAGAAGGGTTGCAATCGAGCCAGTAGATTTAAGGTCTGCAACAATAGCAGACATATTGCAAGTAATTTCTACTGGGAAGTCGATTACCTTGGTAAAGCCGAATCTGCTGCCAAGACGCTCCAGAGTGGTACGACCAATTGGAACTTCAATTGACAGGTTCTGGATGTGGGCAGCGGTGTTTCCAGAATAAGAAATTCCTGTGGGAAGATCGGTAACAACGCCATCGGTTAAGAACAGCGAAATGTCGCCGGGGCGAAGAGCCGAGACACCGACGTTACCAGTTGCAGGAACTGGAAGAATTCCTGTAGCACTAGATAGAGCGGCTGTACCGCTTTCTACGTTAATACCAGGAACAAGAAAACCAGATGCACCTGTAGAGATGTTTACGTTAAGAGCTTCGGCAGTAACGGAAACTGTTGGCAGTCCACCTACGGCAGCTTCAACAGTATAATTTGTAATATATCCGTTACCAATTCCGATTACTCTTGAGTTAACGCCGGTATAAGAAGCAAGGCCGTTGGCGTCGTTACCTTCTGGAACAGTTAAAATATGGAAGTTACGACCAGATACAATGCCAATGTTATTGGTCTCTATGCTACCGTCAATTAGACCGCTAATGAACGGAGCGGTGCCGCTTCCTGTGCCTACGGTAAAGCCAAGAGCAGTTTCGTTGTTACCAGTTGTGAGGTAATAAGAGAAGTCGAGGTTAACAGTTGGAGCTTCGATTGAGATTTGGTCAATACGGGCAAGGTTGCCAAATTGATTTACGTCTTGACGATTAACAGTAAAGCCATAGTTGGCTGATTGAACGCGATGGAGTTGATTAATTTTACCGACTCCGGTGTGCGCTGCTGTTGGGACAAGAGAGCCGTCCGCAACGAAAAGCGCTTCTGATTGATAAATTACTCTGTTACGTGCCATAAGTTAAAAGAAGGTTTTAAATACTTTACATTTTTTTATATATAAATGGAATATTAAGCTCTTGGATATCTATACTTTGTAATTTCAAAGTCCATAAAGCCAATGTAAGATCTAGCGGCTCCAGCTTTTGATCTAGAGTCTTTAAATTTAGATACCGTAACGTCCTTAATGAAAAGCTCAGAGGTTGGATCAGGGTTGGCATAGTAATCATCAAAAGAATATGGGGAAGACTTAATGTCCCCATATTCGTTAAGAGGGTAAGAAGTGAAGTTCTTTTCTTTGAATATTTTCTGCTCAGAATCAGCAAAAAGTGACATTACGCCCTCTAAGGAATAAGGGTTTTCGGCAAAGATTACGCATTTTATGTAAGCTGTGGTTTCATCTTCACCGCCAAAAGAAAATGGCTCATTATTGATGTTGTCTGGGCATACATAAATAGCAGGAAATACCTGATCATATGGATCAACATAAGCACCCGTCCAAGGAAATTTTTTATTAGCCTCGATGTTGTTTTCGAGAATCAAGTCGTCTTCACTGTCATTGGACAAATAAACATTGAATTCTTTAACCGCAAAGCTGCCAGTAACAGCAACCCCTGTAGAAACTCCTGAAATTAATGCCCTGCCATTTAAAAAATCAATTTTCACGCCATCGTTCCTAGACTTGAAAACAGAATTAACATAAAATCCGCTTGGAATTGCGGCTCCAGTAATACTAGAGTCAAATACCCATTGTTTATATTTGCTGCCAAATGTTTTATAAGTAGTTGATAGTCTTGGATCTGAGTAATATACAAAGCGACCAGTTTGGTTTGAGTAAGCTTCTCCTTTGTCAAGAAGATAGTGGTCTAACCAAAGAGCAAAAGATGTCGTGACATTATGTTGATATTGCGGTTTCATCTAATTGAGAAAATAGTTTTTCGTACTTAGCTAGAATTGCACTAATGTACCTTGTGTTTTTAAATCTTGCTTTGGAGCGAAGTTTATTTTTTAATTGAATTGCGGCTTCTGATCTTGATTGAGGAATGTCCTTCTCCAAATAAAGATAGTAGCCAACTCCTGATATTCCTGTTTCAATGCCTTTGGCCCAGCTACGACCAGGAGCCCAAGGCATTGGAGTAACATCCCAAACGTCTTCTTTTGTTGGCAAGAAGATGTTCCAAGTAGCACCATCGTCGATGAATCCAGAGAATCTAATTGTCGTTTTTTCTAAAAGTTTTACTACAGGATCAAGCGGCGTATCTCCAGCATAAAATCCAATATAAGAGAACAAATTTCCATATCCACCAAGAGTTCCGCTTAAATTTGGCGCATCTGGACCCATTAATATTTCCTGAGAAATTGGGTGGTCTGCAAATTCAGATATCATCTGCCTTTTTAAGTTGTTGAAAGATAAAAGAATTCTTTTTTCATAAGATTCTTTTATTATTCTGCCAGACTGTTTTCTGAGCAAATTTTCAACTTCTCTTGGTAGGGCCATTTTATTCGTTAATTGGAGTCAGAATGAATGAATAGTACTTAGGGCCAAACATTCCATATGTTTTTCTATCAGAGGCAATGCCATATCTTCGACCATCAAACTCAACTTTTCTAGCTTCTTTTAAATAATTATATCCAGTGGCATCTACTTTTATTTTTACGCTACCAACTGGATAAAGAACCTTTTGTTGCGAATCTGTGCCAGAAAATAGGTCTTTGTCCTGATTCAAATATTTGATTCTTGCTTTTACGCTATATGTAACAGGCGTGTAGGTTGGTGCATTAACGGCGCTATTAGTATCAGCATCATAAAGTGCATTGTAAGTAGCAGAAGTCGAAATAATGGTCACTTCTGGGTTCATGATGATAGATATTGTTCTCGCAAAGGTCTCATGAATATTATCAAAAGCATCATTGATAAATGACTTTTGATCTGCGGATATATAGGAAGAAGCCATATTTTACTTTACACTTTTTATATTAAATATAATATAAGGTAAGGCAAAAGGTTATGACAGGAAAGGAATATCTTAGCGATAGGGTTAAGGCAAACACCTCTGATTTATTCAAGAGGATGCTTGCTATTTTAGAAGACGTTAAGCATGAGCATGATAGGCAGTTCGAAATGCTACTCGCTTCTTCCCCAGAATCTTTTAAGCCTGTAGTAAAACAAGCGAATTATCTCGATGAGGGTAAAATGGCGCTTTACCGCAAGCGCATTTTAGACATGGGCAATGAATCAATCAGAAAAACTGCGTCTGAAATTGATTTTGTCAGAATTGAATTTCATCACACCTTTAAACAATGAAAGAACTATTTAGCTTCAATATTAAAGTTAACAAAGAAGTTGAGAAGACCGAGACAAAAGAGGAGAACGGCAAGACTATCTCTGTCACTCAAAAGGTAAAAGAAGATGTTCCTGTAAAGATCATCATCAAGAGTCCCTCAAGAAAGAATATTGAAGATGCCGATATGCAGTTAAGCATCGAAATGTCGAACTGTATTAAAAAAGGTATTCTGACAAAAGGAATGCTTCTCAAGAAATATTCTGACTCTGGCGGTTTTATTCTGGAGGAAGACCGAAAAGAACTCGCAAGGCTGAATGCTTTTGTTATTTCAAAGCAAGACGAGTATTCAAAAATGATTTCAAGATCAGAGAGGGATAAAGTAGCTGAAGATGAAATTATTGAAACGATTATGTCCGCTAAGAGAGCAATGCTGGAATATGAATCTGCTTACGCCAATCTTTTCGAAAATACTGCGGATTCGATTGCAGTAAGCAACGTAATTCGCTGGTTTTGCTTGCATATGGCTCACAAGCAAGAGGGCGATGGTCCAATTCAGCCCTTATTCGAAGGAGAAACTACCGAGGAAAAGCAGGCTTCTCTTCACAAGATGGATGAGGCCGAAGAGCCTATTTATTCAAAAGCTTATAGAAAACTCGCCACCTTTGTTTCATTCTGGTATTACAGCAAGAACGCAAAGAAGGAAGATTTTGAAAAGCTAAATTCCGACATTGAAAACGGAACATTTACTACATAATCAGCTTTTTATAAGATTTAACGAAATAATAAAAGGATTCTCTGAAAGAAGGTTAGAGAAAGAAACTATATATATTAAACACCTCTCCAATGATGAGAGGTGTTTTTTGTATTCAAAGTATCAAGAGTTCTTTGATTACGCTGGTAAGTTAGGGCTCCCTTCAGAAAAGGATGCTTTGGAAAAGGCTATCGATGATGATTTTTGGAGCGAAAAAAACGAGAAAGAGATAAAAACAAGTGAAGACTTCATCGAAAGAATGAAGCTCACTAAAAAAAATCTTTTCAAGCAAAGAGATATAGAGGTTATAGAAAAAGATTTAAAAGCCGAAGAGGAAAAATTGAGAAATAAGCTTGAAGAAAGAAGAGAAATTTTAGGCAAAACAAAGGAGGATTATGCAGCTAATAGATCGAACGATTATGTACTCTACTTAAGTCTTTACAAAAATAGAAGTTTTACAGAAAAATATTTTGATTTGGAATATTTTGAGGAAATGTCTCACTCTGAGTTAGGCAAATACATACTTTTTTATAACGAATTTTATAAAGAATTCGATGATCTCTGCACTCAAAGAATAGCGTTAGCTGATTTTTATAAGCCCTATTATATTGTTTTGGATAGTCCAAATGATTTTTTGGGAAAGCCGCTTTGTGAATTTACTGAGCTTCAAACAAGAGTTTTAATTTACGGAAAAGTTTTTAAGAATATTTTTGAAAATAATGAAAATATTCCAGAAAAGATAATGAACGATCCTGAAGAATTATTGAAATATGTCGATAAAACAAAAGCTGAAGAAAAGTTTAACAAAAGCAGAAAAAAGTCTTCAGCCAACTCTAGCGCAGAAATGGTATTCGGGGCATCAAAAGATGAACTTTCAAAGTCAAAAGACACTAAAATGGTCAATGACGTAATGAAAGAAAAGAAAAATTTAACTATGGAAGAGTTAATGAAATTACATGGAGAGATGTAATTTTTCCGTGTAAATAAGCTAAAAGGTAAAGGATGGCAAAAGGAATCACAGTCCCGGTCACTCAAACTGGATTATCGCAATCCATTCAAAATGCGGTTAAGCAAGTTGGCGGAATTAGCGTTCCGGTTGACATTGATTCAAGATCATTCAAAAACCTCTCTCAGCCGCTAGGAAGAATCACTGGTTTGGCGACTGAGTTCGAAAAGTCAATTGCGGCATCGAATGCCCGTGTTATCGCATTCGGCGCTTCAGTTGGAATTATAAATGGTATTCAAGGTGCTTTTGCTGAACTACTTAGAACGGGTATAGAGGTTCAGAAGATATTGGCGGATATTGCCGCTATCTCAGGTCAATCTGGGGCAGAACTTTCGAAGTTTGGCGATTCTATTTTTGATGTCGCAAAAAATACTAGTCAAAGTTTTAAAGTAGCCGCTCAAGCTGCTCTTGAATTCTCTCGTCAAGGCTTGAGTACTGATGAGACGATCAGAAGAACAAACGATGCTCTTACTCTTGTAAGATTCACTACATTAAATGCCGCAGAGGCAGTTGATGTTTTAACTGCGGCAACAAACTCATTTTCAGACACGGGAATTACAACTTCTGAAATTTTGAATAAGCTTGTTGCGGTTGACACTAAATTCGCGGTTTCGGCGGAAGACCTTGCCAACGGTTTGGCTCGCGCAGGCTCGATTGCTCAAGAGGTTGGCGTTTCATTCGATGAGCTTAATGCGGCTATTACAATTACTCAAGAGAGAACTGCTCGCGGTGGTGCAGTAATCGGCAACGCATTAAAAACAATTTTCACAAGACTGAGAAGTGATGAAACAGTCAATGCGTTAAGATCTATTGGCGTAGAGTCTTTAAATGCCCAAGGGGGATTAAAAGGAGCTATTCCTCTTCTTCAAGAAGTAGCCACAAAGATTGAAAATCTTTCTGGAGGCGAAAGAGTTCAAATTTTAGAGGCAATTGCTAGCAAGTACAATATCAATATTCTTTCTGCTCTTTTAAATGACTTGAACGCCGCTAACGGTAAGTTTGCCGAGGTTGTTCAAATTTCAGGATCAGCGCAAAATCAAGCTTACGAAAGACAAATAGAATTAAATAAAACTCTTGCTGCTCAGATAAATCTTACGACTGTTTCTGTTACTCAGTTATTCAATAAGCTTGCTGAAATTGGCGTGACAGAGAGCTTAACAAGCATACTGAAATTCGTTAATGATTTATTGGATGGCTTCAATAAGCTTTTAGACTCGGAAACAACTGGCAGCAACATCGCAAAAGGTCTGATCAAAGGCATTTCTGATGTTTTCTTTACTGTCGGTTTGCCAATTATTGGAGCTATCTTTATAAAGCTAACAAAAGATATTGCCCAATTCGGCGTTGAGTCTTTAAAAACAATTTTAGGCATTAACCAGCAAGTTAGAGAGCGCCAAGCTCTTGAGCAAGCTGTAGTAAATACTTTGATTAAGGATAGAGATGTAATGGCGTCAATTCTTGCCTTGAGTGGAGATAGAGCAAAGCAAGAAGAGTATTTGCTAAATGTTTATAATCGCCAAATTTCTGCTCTTGAGAGAGTTCAGTCTATAGCAACTTCTGTTGCTCCTGCTTTAGTGCAGGGCGGTCTTTCTGCTACTAGCGGAACTGTACAACGCAGAGCAGCAGACGGATATCTCCCAGCGCAAGAAGCTGCGGATGTAAAGCGAGGCGTTGGTGGTGCGGACAAGAATGCAAAGGTGGTTAAGATCCCTAATTTCTCTTTTGGTGGTGGCAAGAAGGGTACAATGTACGCAAATACCAGCGAATATATTGTTCCTAATTATAATGGTGGCGATGGGACTGCTATCTTCAACAAAGATATGGTCAGTAAATACGGAAAGCCAGAAAATGCTAAAAAGATAAATGCGGCAACAGGGTATATTCCAAATTATATAAAAACCCAGCCTAAAAATATTCAAGCTATTCGTCAAGGTAAAAAATTTGAACAAAGTTTAAATTTAAAACTATTTGGAGAAGCGTCATATGCAGCTAATGCTGTTTTAGATTTTCCAAAGCCAGAAGGTTTTGGTGCAGACTCCGAAGTAAAAAAAGAACTTGGAATAAATCCACAATCAGAGTACGGAGATGCAAAAAGAACCCAAAGCAGAAAAAGCGAAAAGAGTTTATTAGATAAATACCTGAGAACTCCAGAAGGAAGCGCTGAGTTTTTAAATGCAAAAGAAACCGCCAGAGGATTTATAAATTTAAATCCAAAAGGTTTGTCGATGCTATTTTTAGAACAAGGTCAAGACGCAAAAGAAACCGCTTATCTTGGAACAAAGGAGTCTATTTTATCAGAAAAAACAAAAGATTTGATTAAAACAAAATTTGGAGATAAAAAAGCTAGCAAAACTATTGCTATGCCTTATATTGCCGATAAAATAAATAAAAGTGAACTGAGTGCTAAAAAAGCTTCGACTGGTTATATTCCAAATTTTCAGCAGCAGGCGGTTGGCGAAAAGCAGCTTACCGCAAAAGAAAAGGAATTAAAAACAAAGGCAGAGAAAGTAATAAATAATAGGGTTGGCAATACTTTTGGTACTGCGGCAATGCTGGTCAAGGATCAAGATGATGAGCAAAAAGTCAGAACAGATAAAACTTATCCTTGGGGTTTTGAGCCAAAAGAGCCAGAAAATAAAATATTTGGAAGAGTAAAGTTCCCAGTTTATGGCTTAAAGGATAGTGGATTGCAGCAAGCAAAACTTGGCGCTGTTCCAAAGATCAAAGAGCCATTAGATAAAATAGCTTTAGATTTCGGCACTTCTGTTTCTTCAGATCTGGCTGGAAGACAGGTCAGCCAAGCTGAGTATCAACAATCATACAAAAAATCTTTTGGTGCTGCTGGAGCTTTCGGAGGTGTTGTCGGAGGCATCTTTGAATCTGCCGCAAGAGTAGCTTTTAATTTTGAAAGCGACAAAGTTAATACTTTAGACGTTCCAAATATTCCTGATCCAATGCGATTGGCTTTCGGAATAACTGGAGGAGAAAGAAGCGCCGATCTTAAAGGTTCTGTTTCTGATGGCGTTTTAAGAGGGTTTGCAAGTCAGGCAGTAAAAAATAATTTAGTTAAAGAAGAGGTCAGGGAAATGACTAATGCGCCAAAGAAAGTTGCCGCAAAAGGATTTGTTCCAAATTATGCCGAAAAACTTACAGAAATGTATGATTGGGATGGCACTATCATTCCAAAAATCTCAGGAAAGCCCGAAGAATATATTCAGTCGATCCAGAAACTTGAAAAGAAGGATCTTCTTCCCGTGGGCAAAGAGCTTGCCGCTTCAAAAGAAAAGTTTGATATTGCAACTGCTAGACCAATTGCATTTAAAGATCCAATTAAAAATGCAGCCCAAAATCTCGGGCTCAATGTTGAAAAAGTATTTCCTCTTGGATCAATGTTTGAAAATCGCAGGGCTCAAGGCAAAAGAGGTCCGAGAAAACTTTACACTCCAGAAAGAAAAGCATTATTCGCGGAGAAGACTGGTAGATCTATCGTTGATGATGAAGAAGAGAACTTGATGGCTCTTGGATCTCGCGGCATAAATGCAAATTTAAGAAATCGCGGCGCTTTTGGGTTTATTCCAAATTTTGCTTCTCAAAACGCAATAGACGCAATGAGAAGAATCGTCTCAGACCCTGCCGCTCCACAAGGAGAAAAAGATGCAGCGTCGTTAAAACTTTCTCAACTTACAAAAGTAAGTTCATTAAATAATCCAAGAGTTGCGGCGCAAAAGACCACAAAAATAAAGCTTCCAATAACTCAAGAGGACAAGGACTATCTTAATCAGAACAAGGAAAAAATTGTCGCAGGAATGGGCAGAAGTTTTGGAATGTTATTTAATTTAGATGCTTTGGAGATGGGGGATTTAGGCTACGTAAAACGTTTGGATCCAATAGTTGCAAAAAAATTGTCGGAAATAGCGCAAAAACAAGGTGGCAGAGATTCTATCAGATCTTTGGTTGATTTTGGATCTGCGGCGAAAGGGTATATTCCAAACTTTGCTGATCCACTGAAAGAGGCTGTTAATAGAGAAATCGCCGCTGGAATTAATCCCTCTCAGGTGCGCGTAACAAGAGATGATCGTTTAATGACAACCCGCAATCCAGAGGGGCTTGCGGTAATAAATACCAGAGATGAGCCAAACGGCAAAGTTCCTTCTAACAGAATAAACGAAAAGGATGGCAAAATGGCAGCAAAGGGCTTTGTGCCAAACTTTGCTATTGGTACGCCTAAAGGTGGATATAAAGCCGCAGAATCTTCAACTGGTGAAGCTGTAGGCATACCAAAAGATTTGCAGTCAAGTCTGATAGGATCAGCAAATAGACTTCTAAAACAATTTGAAGAAGGTGCAATTGACCAATCAAAGCTAAATGTAGCCATAAAAGATTTAGCGGCCAAGAATAATTTAACTGCTGAATCGACAAATAAATTGCAAACTCAAGTCGATGATTCAATAAAAAGATTTGAAAAGAATAAGGCTAAATCTGGCGGTGGAGGGGTTGGGCCAGACCAAGGCGGCGCTAAAGATGGAAGGTTTTCATTAGATAAAACATTTTACGCTTTTTCTGGTCTAACTCTTGCCGCAAATGCGCTTGAGCAAGCTTTTGGAAAATCAGAAAGTGGGCTAGCAAAATTTGCAGTTGGTCTTGCAAGTGCTACTCAAGCAGCATCTCAAGGAGCGCTTCTGGGTCAATCGTTTGGAGATTTGACAAAAGGCTTGGTTGGAAAAGGCGGCGTTTTGGGGGCTTTAGGAAAAATTGGTAGCTTTGCTGGCCCTGCTGGTGCGGCTATAGGCTTGGGAGTTGGAATTTTTTCAGAAATTAATGATGTTATCAATGCTCCTCAAAGAAAAAGGGAAACAGATGCTGAAAAAAGAATAAATGAATTATCTTCTACTGCTTTAGATAAAGCAGATGAATTAAAAATATTTGAGGAGGAAATAAGTAAAATACAAGCGCGGCAAAGAGAATTACAGCCTGGTGGGGAGGCCAGAGCACAAACTGCGGCCAATGTAGCTCAACAAAATCCTTTTGCCACTATGGGATTGGCAATGTCTATGCCAGAGCAGGACAAAAAGGATGATGAAGAAATTTTAAAACTTAGAGTTGATTTAGCGGCTACCGAGAAAAAAAGAAAAGAAATTTTAGCAGAAATTGCGGTAAATAAGAAAAAAGAAGAAAGGGCAGTTCAAAGAGAGGCGCAAGAATTAATTAAAAGAGTTGCTTTAACTACACAAATAACAGCCTTAAATGAAGCTAATGCCAGAGGGGAAAATGCGGCCTTGGAACTAAGGGCAAAAAGGCAGTCCGATTTAATTAAAAATTCTATTTTTCTTACAGACACCCAAAAACAAAGCCTACAAGACGCTGAAACTTTAACTCAGTTAGACGAAAAAAGAGATGATTTAAAAAAATCAATTCTTTTAAGCACTGTCAAAGAGTTGGGTCAAGGCAAGCTTACTACTGTTGAGGAGCAAAAATTAAATATCTTAAGAAAAAGGCTAGAAGCAGGAGAAAAAATAACCGATATTGAAAAAGAGTTAAATGCATTAGGCATTCAGGGAAATAGTGAAGCTGGAATTAAAATTACGAATGCTCTTTCTGAGTTCAGAATAAAAGATGGTCAATTGGTTGTAGAAAAAAATATCACAAGAGAAAGACAAGCCGCAAACAAAGAGGCAAAAACAGCTTTAGAGATAGAAAAAATAAGATTGAGTTATTTAGAACAGAGTTTTAAAGCGCAAAAAGAAATTGAAGATATTATGATTGCTGGAGATAGAGCTATACAAGAAGCGCAGTTAAGAACTCCTGTAGCTCAACTAGAAAACCAAATTGCAACTCAGCCATTCGCTACAAGAGGGCAGGAGGCTCAACTGGCAAAATTGAGAGAAGAATTTGCCAAATTATCCGCTCAAAGAAAAATCGATAATGATTTTGCGGACATTCAAAGAAGAAATTTTGACGAATTAAAAAATTCGATTATTTCTAATGTTGAAGCCGCAAATGAGCTTAACGGAGAGTTCGTAAAAGGTTTAGTTTCTGACGCTAGAAAAGCACAAAGCCTTCAAGATTTAATTAATGTAATATCTGAATTAGAAGAGGCAGAAAAAACTTTGTCTGAAACGGAATCTAATTCAATAGCTAGGGAGCAAGCTACAAAGACTTTAAATGCAGCTACAGAGGCATTAAGAAAGAATAATTTAAATGTTGCTCAGGCAAAGGTTTTACTTGAAGAATATAATAAACAACAGCAAAGGCAGATTGAATTTCGAACAAAGCTAGCTCAGTTAAGAGACGAATCTCCAGCCAAAGCTGGAATGTTCGCAGCATTTAACGAAATTGAACAAGAGTCTTATAACTTCCAAGAGACATTTGCCAAAAATACCACTCTTGCATTTAGAGACGGAATGAGAGACGCTTTGTCAGCAGCAATCTCTCAAACTGATGATCTTGGTGCTGCTTTGCAAGATGTTGCAATGAACTTTTTGAAGACTATGCAGAATGCGTTCTTGCAGCAGGCTTCTAATCAGGCAATGATTGGTTTGCAGAATGCTTTCCCAACTGTATTTCCAAAAGGTCCGGCTCAAGGAGCTACTGGTGGTTTTGTTAGTGGCGGAAAAATTATAAAAGGGTACGCAACTGGCGGATTGGTTACTGGGGGTAGCGGATACAAAGACGATGTGCCAGCGATGCTTAGTCAAGGCGAGTATGTTATTCGCAAATCTTCTGTGGAAAAATATGGCGCCGCAAATCTTGAAAAAATGAACTCTGGGGGAATGCCCAGATTTGCTGCTGGCGGTGATATTTTCCTTCCTGGTGTTCGCGGACAAACCGCAATTTCTGGCTACAAGGATCTAACTAGATTCGCAAATCAAACTACAACTAGTGGCTCAACAGATGTAATGAAAGGCAGTGGATCTTCTGCGTTCATTAATCTTGAAGACCAGAGCATGAGACTTTCAAGGTTCGCCCTTCTTAACGAAGATGATATAGTTAATCAAGAAATTAAATCGGCGCAACAGCAAGGGCTAGATCTAATAAAACAAAGAGAAGCTTATAGAACGCAGCAAAGAAAAGCGTTCCAAAAGCAATTGAAGCAAACAGTGATTTCAGCAGCATTGAATGCTGGACTTGGAGCATTAAGCGCTCCTAGCCCAACAGGTACATACTCTGGAAAAGGAATTGGTTCCGAATTATATTCTCAGAGCAAAATGGCTCCTGGGACTTCTCCATTAAGTACGGGACCATCATTTTTTAGTTCATCTGGACCAGCTTCTTTTGGTGGATATTCCACTCTAACGCCAAGAGCACCATTTAAGGCTTATGGTGGGTCGATTTCCAAATATGCAGATGGCGGTCCAGTTGATAAAATTCCCGCTCTTCTTATGGACGGCGAATATGTAATGAGCAACAAAGCCGTAAAGAAGCACGGAAAGCAGTTTTTTGATTCATTGAATCAAGGTCGCGCTCCAAGATTTGCCAACGGCGGCGAAGTTGGAGGCGGCGGTGAAATGCTGGGCGAAAAGTTTGATAATCTTTCCAGCAAGCTAGAAACGAGGGGAGCACCAGAAGTTAATATCACCGTCAACGTAACAAGCTCTGGATCTTCAGAAACTAAAGCTCAAGGTGAATCAGCCCAAGGCGGCATAGACTATAAGAAAATGTCAGAAAAGATTAAAGCTGTAGTTCTCGAAACCATTAACGAGGAAAAGCGCTTGGGCGGATCGCTGAGATCAGGTAGATAATGAAATCTTCCGTATCAAATTATGAGAGCAATTTTTACCTCAGTGGCGTCAAAATACTTGGCGTTTCTGATGTAAATTTTGGCTATTCAGTTCCTGTTGAGCATTTAAGCGTCATTGGCTATAGAAAGTTTAATACTTTTATAAGCGGTCCGCCTCAAGGGAATTTGAGCGTTCAAAAATACTTGTGCCAAAATGATCATATTTTAAATTATACTGGAGCAATACAGGCGAGCGGCGGCTTATTCTATAATAATAAAAATTTTACTTTTCAATCCGCTTATTTAAATTCTTTTAATGTTTCCTGCGCGGTGGGCAACTTTCCTCAGTTATCTGCCGATTTCTCAATATTTGGCAACGTGGGAACTGGACTTGGATTTACGACTAGTTCTACAAGTAATCCTTTATCAGTTGTTAGACCGGGCGATATTTTAATTCGATGCGATGGTACAGGAACAAATAGAGTAGAAGCCTTCACTTATACTGTGGAGTGTCCGCGCATGCCCATTTACCACCCAACTGGATCAACTCCAATGGAAGTGGAAACGATTAGACCATATAGAGTTAGCGCCCAATTTACTCTTGGCGTATACGATTACGAATCAAAAAGAGCTTTTGATTATATTGTAGACTCAAATAAGCAAAATATTAATATAGCTATAGGGTCATTAGCCACCTTTACTGTTAATAATATGGAATTCATAGGAGAATCAATCAATAGCTCCGCTACGGACGAGGTCTCCATGACGCTTAATTATCAGGGATTTATCTAATGTCTTTCTTTTACGACAGAGACCAAAATGTAACTGGGACAATTCCTTCGTCCTTTACTTTTGTGCCTTCGTATGGAATGCAAGTCTCATTCTCTTCTGAGCTTGCAGAATACACGACAGTTGACAATTATCTTTATACAATCCCAAAGGCAGTTAATCATTTGCAAATGCAAATTGCTATGCCTTTTGAAAACAGAAAACAAGAAGAAGCAAGAAAGCTTGCTGGATTTTTCGAAGGCTTAAACGGCACAGGGTATTTTTTATATACAGATCCAGCGCAGATATATAAGCCTCTTAATTTATTTTTAAATAGTATAGATAATTCTTTTGTTGAAAATGATCTATATACATTAGGTGCGACTTTATCTACAGATCAAATTTCAACCGTTTTAAATTGGAATCAGCCACTGATAACAGGCTCAAATATAAAAGGTAATTGGGCAACTTCAACAAGCTATCAGAAGTATGATGTTGTAAGATATACAGGGAATGCTACATTTCCAAGCAATACAGGTAATCTATACGATTCATTTTATTACTGCAAAGAGGCTCATACTTCTCAATCGTCAATTACTCCAGCTTCGGTTGATACGGTAAAATGGTCAAAGGATTTTTTCTTTCAGCCAACTTATTCCACACCGCTTTCGAAAGAAAGCGCCGTGATAAAAACTGAACTGCCTTATTCGTTTACAAAAAGAACAAATTTTGGTTTGCACGCAAACGCATTAAAGTCTTTTAAACTAGATTTTAAGGGGGTAAGTGATGCCGAGGCTAGATGCATTCTTCACTTTTTAATAGGTAGGCAAGGGTACAAAAGGTTCCAGTATAAAATACCAAAAATATATAACCAATTCAAGATATTTTATGCGCCGCAATGGAGTCATACTTTTGTTTATAAAAATGTAAATGATATATCGGTGACTTTGATTGAAGATCCTCTTGGCAGGGTCAGCGAAGATATTACTAGTATATCTACTAATGGATTAATGTGTTATCTAGATCCATCTAATAGGGCTTCATATAGAAGTGGAGTCACTGTTTATGATTTGAGTGGGTCTGTCAACTCTGGAACACTGTATAATGGAGCAACGTTTGCTTCTAGAAATAGAGGTGTTTTTTCTTTTGACGGGACTGATGATTATGTATCCGTAGCCTCCCCAAGTAATAAATTTGCTTGGAATCCAACTTCTACTTCAACTTTAAATAGCATAAGTATAGAGATATGGGTAAAGACGAGCGATACTGTTGGAAGAATAGTCTCTAAGCCTTGGAATGCAAATGGGGGATACAATTATTGGGTAGATGGTAGCGGCTTTGGCATAACTCCTGGCACTTCTTCTTATGTTCTTCCATGCACTTCTTTTGCTACAGGAAATTGGGAGCATTTTGTATATATTGCGACACCAACTCAGCTTTCTGTTTATAGACGAGGAGTTTTAGACGCAGGTCCAGTGAATCATGGATTAAATGAAAACCCTCCAGCGAACAATAGTAATTTAAATCTCGCAATAATGACTTTATTTCCGTATGAAGGGTCATTTGATTTTCCGAGCCATGCTATAGCTGGAGAACTTGGCGCTTTTAGATTCTACAATCGCGCTTTAACCCAAGAAGAAATAATTACCAACTTTAACGCAGGAAGAGATAGGTTTAAAATTTAATATGGGCAGACCAATTTCATACGAAATGCAGATGATGTTTGTGGGCTCTGTTGGAGCTTTTGAAGAGGCCATGAACACAGGCAGCGGAATTAGCCGCCTTGATTTTATTCAAGGCTATGATTTTTCTTTTAATATAGACAGACCTGCGCTGAAACAAATTGGCTCCGATTCTTTTGCAACAAGACAAACTCAGTTCGCTCCAGATGTTAATTTTAACATTCAATATCTTTTGAACGATGGCTGGAATGAGAAATATATTGGATTGGATATACCACAAGGAAGCTTGTCTAACCCATTTGATACAATTCTTTCTTCAACTGGAGATCGAAACTTTTATGTAAGCGTGGCAAAAAATGATGGCAAAGACCAGAATTTGCAAAGCGAAATTGTTAATAGTAATATTTTATCGATAGGCAATGCTTATATCAGCAGTTATGAAATTAGCGTAGCTGTAAATCAGCTAGCAACAGTCTCCTGCTCTTTTGTCGGCTCAAATGCCAGTGTTCAAGATTATGAAACTTCTAAGTATTTGCCATCTGTAAATAGTGCCGTTACTGGTCAAAACGCCGAAGATGCTAATAAAAAATTTGCTCTTAAATTCTTAAATAATAATAGAAATCAAGCCTATATTCCAAAAGCTACTGAAACTTTTGCAGGAGGTTGTCCGTATAGCAAATGTAAAATAACTCCAGATTTCCAATCTGATGGAGTGAAGTCTCCAATTACTTTTGGGTTTTTTGACGCTGTTGCAAATAACTTTCAAAGTATGCAGTTTGCTGTTCAGTTTGAACGGAAATCTCTTTATGGGTTTGGGAACAATCATCCATACGGTAGAAAAATTCAAAGGCCAATAGTTGCAACTTTAGCATTGTCGGCGCTGATTGATGATTTTCAGGCCGAAAATTTAAGCAAAGTTTTTCATAACGAAGGTTGGTCAAAAAGTTCTATCTTGATAGAATTCTTTAATTTGTCTGATGTTAAGAAGTTTACAATATCTTTAAATAATTTAACTTTAGAGTCTTATTCGCTAGGAGCAAGGATTGGGGATAGGGTTTTGGTAGACACTAATTGGACAGTTGAAGTTAATAATGGGGGTGGGTCAAATGTAGAGATGGGCGGCTCTTATAGATATGGGACTCTTGATGTCACGCTTGTTAACGAGTCTTTTTCCATGCCTCAATTTCTTTCACAAATTGTTAGTGTTGCCGGATTGCCTTATGCGATAACTAAAGATGGCAATTTATTTTCTTGGGGTTTTTTCGCACAAACGCCTGCTTCAGACGCTGGAATAATTCCAAGAAAAGTTTTTAATAGAAGTGGCGTATCGTTGCTTGCAGATAGCTCTGGTTATTCTAGAATGTTTTTAGATAAAAACGGAAAAGCTTGGGCATGGGGAGATAATTACTATGGGTCGATTGGAGACGGAACAGTAATTTCTAGAAGTTCTCCTGTTTCAGTAATTGGAAATAAAACATTTTGTCAAATAGCGACCAATTCATTTACTTCTTTTGGGGTTGATAAAAATGGAACAGCTTGGGGATGGGGAAGGACGCCTTTTGTTGGAATAAACGTTACTACTGAAGGTTGTACGATTTCTCCAGTTCAAATTCTTAATTATGCGCCTTATGTTCCTTATACAGTTTGTTTTTGTAAAATATCTGTGGGCGATAGGTTTGCTTTGTGCATAGATCAAAATGGTAAAGCTTGGGGCTGGGGGGCGAATGACAATGCTCAATTAGGGATTGGTAGCATTAATGCTGGATGGGCACTCTTAAAACCAGTTTGTGGCAACAAAACGTTTTGTAAAATATCCGCTGGGTATGATCACTCGCTAGCCATTGATAAAAATGGAAAAGCGTGGGCTTGGGGCAGGGGAGACATAGGATCAGTTGGTGGTGGTGTATTAAAATGCACTCCAGTTGCAGTTTCTGGAAATATAACATTTTGTCGCATTAGCGGTGGATTTTTGAATTCTGGAGGTATTGATAAAAATGGAGAAGCTTGGCAGTGGGGAGGCGCAGTATCTCAGTATCCACTTAAAGTATCTGGTAGTAAAAAAACATTTTGTCAAATAAAAGCCGCAGGGTCTGTCTATTATGCTATAGATAACAATAATAGAGCTTGGGGCTGGGGAGATCCAAGAAATGGAAAGTTTGGCAATCCTATATTCGCAAATCGTAGAACGCCAACGGCCATAGGCGGCTCAACTAAAACTTTTTGTAAAGTATCAGCGCTTGTAGCTATTGATAAAAAAGGAAAAGCTTGGGCGTGGGGATATAATGAATACGGGTCGGTTGGGGATGGTTCTACGTCAATAAGATGTACGCCAGTTTCAGTTTACGGAAATAAAACATTTTGTGAAATAGCGAGCCTAGCAAACAGTGTATTAGCAATAGATAAAAATGGTAAAGCTTGGGGCTGGGGAAATAATTCACTTGGACAGTTGGGAGATGGGACATCAATTAATAACTTGACCCCAGTTTCAGTTTATGGAAACAGAACATTTTGCAAAATAGCTAGTGGAGGCTCTACATCTATCGCTATTGACAAAAATGGTAAAGCTTGGGGCTGGGGGTTTAATTACTATGGGCAGGCTGGTATTGGTCAAGGAATTGAAGTTTCCTTAACTCCAATGTCAATAGTTGGAAATAAAACTTTTTGTCAAATATATAATCTAAACATTGGGACTTTTGGAATTGATAAAAATGGCAAGGCGTGGGGTTGGGGATATAATTATGGAGGAGAGCTTGGAGTAGGAGCAGGATCTTATTCGAATAATTATTCTCCATTAGAAGTACTGGGAGGCAAAACTTTTTGTCAAATATTTTATGGAGGATCAAGCTCTATCGGTCTTGATAAAAATGGAAAAGTTTGGTCATGGGGTCCATATCCTACAAATATAGGTACTAATGAATATGGAGATCCTTTAGAGTTTGTTGGTTCTCCAATGGCTGTTTGCACAAACAAAACATTTTGTAAAATAGCTTGGGACGGAGGTTCAGTTTTAGCCACTGATAAAAACGGCAGAACTTGGGCTTGGGGATCAGATTATTATAATACTTTGTCAATTGGCGGCGGTTATTCCGCAACTCCAAAATCAATTAATGGAGATAAAACATTCAATTACATAAATATGAACGGTGCCACTTCTGCTGGCATAGATATAAAAGGAAGATTATGGACATGGGGAGATTTTTATAGAGCCCAATTAGGACAAGGAATCCCAATGACAGATACTCCTGTTAGGATATATAATTTCTAATTCACATATTTAAACTAATAAGGAATAATTAGCTGTAAATATACTTATGAGCAGAAGAATCGTAGACCTAGAAGAGTCGCTGATCATTGATGATCAGGATGAGATTTTGTTTTTTCAAAACTCGACCAAAAGGTCAAAAAAGGTCAAAAGAGGGAATTTTTTTAGTAGCCGAGGGATTGTTGTTACAGGTAGATTTATAACTCCAGAGGGAAATGATGTTGGAGCTACTGCGGTGGCAGCGCAAATTGCCGCTTTAGCTGCGCAAGCAAATGCTCAAGGAGCGCAAGCCAGCGCAACTGGGAAGAATAAAATCTTCTATCAAAATGAGGCTCCAATAAATGGCACATTCATAGGAGCGATAAATGGGACTTCACTAACCGTAAACTCGCCCGGTATTACTAACTCTGCTTCTGGTGGAGCAGAAATAAGATTAGGTTCAGTTTTGAGCGGAGGAACAGTAACAGCAGGAACAAAAGTAATATCTTTTGTGAGTGGAACTATGGGGCAAGCGGGAACCTATACAGTAAGCCCAAGCCAAACTGTAGCTCAAACAACGATTACTGTTGACGCAGGATTGATAGATGGAGATATCTGGTATGACACTAACGATGATTATAAAACTAGATTTTATGATAACGGAAGTTGGGTTGAGGGATTCGCATCTCGCTTTAGACTTGACGCAAATAATAATATAACAGGGCTGCAAAGAGTTGGAGCTAGTTCAAATTTTGTTTTAGTTGCTGATAATTTTGCGATTACAAATGGATCAAGCAGCGTTGCAGAAGCAGATAGATATCCGTTTCAAGTTGTAACAGTTGGGGGCGCCCAAAAGGTCTTCATAAAAGAGGCTAATATTCAATTTTTAGATGCTGGCAAATTGACTGCTGGATTTATTGGAGCCCAAACAATTGAACTTGGCAATAATGCGGCATTCCTCCAATCAAGATCTTTCGTACCTACTTGGGTAAGCGGATCTTACATAGTTAGAGCTTATAGCACTAGTGGTGTGAATTTAGGCAAAGTTCTTCCAAGTGACGCTGTACAAGTAAAAGTTTTACAGGATAATGGATCTTATAAATTGTTTAGATCTTTATTGCTGCAAAATGGAGGAACAAGCGCGGCTACAATTGCGCCGCCATTAACTGGTGGATCAAATGACAACTGGGCAGAAGTAACTCCAATTCCAACTATATCTATTGATGCGGGTTACGGCACAACTGCAATTCCAGACTTTGGTTTTAGAATTGTTGGCAATGGCGCTGCGGAATTTACTGGAGCTTTATTCAGAGGCGCAATTGTGGCTCAAGAAGGATTTTTTGGCTCAACCAAAAATGGTGTTAGAGTCGATACTAGTGGCCTTATAGTAAATAATTTTGGCAGAATAAAATCTGCTGGAATTGGATACAATGGAACTGACTTTACAACCAGTGGCACAAATGGAACAAGCGGTGGGTTTTTCTTAGGCAATACTCAATCAGAAGGTCAGGCAGAGCTTTATCAATTTTTTATTGGTAAACCAGAAGGCAATTATTTACGCTGGAATGGAACGGATTTAAGAGTAAACGGAAGAACCATTTCAACTGGGGCAGCAAATGGAACGGACAATAATTACGGAATAACCATTGGCTCTAATTACGGAATTAGATATTATACAGATACTGGCGTATTAACAATGACAGGTGCGAACGCGAATGGTTCTACAAGCGGCGCACAAATAGATTTAGCTGGCAATAATTGGCAAAATGTAAATAGGGGCGCTTTGGTATTAAGCGCGGGCAAACCAACAACTCCAAATGCAGTATTTACTGGTTCAATTAGCGGGACAACGCTAAATGTAACATCAGTGGCAAGCGGAACTATTTTAGTAGGAATGTCTTTAAGTGGTGGTGGAATAACCGCTGGAACTGTTATAATAGCAAATGGAAATGGTTCTGGCAGCACTGGAACTTATACTGTTTCTGCATCTCAAGCAGTGGCTTCAACTACTATAACTGGAAGTGCAGGCATAGCTCCAGGAGCAATACACTTTAGAATCAATGATGAACTTGTTGGTCTTTGGCAGGCTAATAAAAATTTTGAAATTTATAGCACTTTGTGGGTTGGAGGGAATTTGTTTGCTGGAACGGATTTAAATAATCCAAAATTTAGTGTCAATGGAACTACGGGAGTAGTAACGATAAACGGAGCTACGATAGATGGAGTTTCAACAATTGGTGGAAGATCTGGCTCAACAATAGCTGGCGCCATAAATTCTTCTGGAGATATTATTACTGATCTTATTAATGCTAGATTTGATACGGAAACGAAACAGATTCTTTCTGATTTTTCTTTTGGTACAAGCGGGGCAATTCAGATTGGTTCATATGTAAACGGCGTTTCTGGTGATATTAAAATATCACCGGCTGGAATAGTTGGAAGAAATTCTTCTGGCGCTACTACTTTTTCATTAAATGGTTCGAATGGGTCGGCAACTTTTGCAGGAACAATTACGGCTTCTACGGGCGCTATTGCTGGATGGGATATTACTGCATCGTCTCTTTCGAAAAATAATGCAACCATTTCAAGCGCAGGAAGTATATCTTTAGGAGCTGGCGGCGAAAGCGTAAACTTAAGTTCAGTAGATGGAACTTATAGAATTTGGGTTGGCTCGACAAGCGGGGCAACCGCTGCATTTAGCGTTACTAAAGCTGGAGTTGTAACGGCAAACGGAGCAATTTTAGATTCTAATTCTACAATTGGAGGACGTTCTGGATCGATAATAGCAGGGGCAATAAATTCAACAGGAGCAATTTCTGGTGTTGTTATAAGTAATGTTATAAATAGCGCCTTAAATACACAAGCGTCTCAAATATTATCTAATTTTTCTTTTAGCACAAGTGGTGCGATTCAGATTGGTGCGGTTAATGGAACTGTTGGCGAAATAAAAATCAGCCCAAGCGGCATTGTTGCTAAAAATCCTTCTGGAGTTTCAACATTCACTCTAGATGGCATTTCTGGTTCTGCAACTTTTGCTGGACAACTTTCTGCTGCCACTGGGACTTTTGCTGGACAGTTGTCTGCCGCTACAGGAAGTTTTTCAGGTTCAATTACTGCTTCTTCTGGTTTGGTTGGTGGTTGGACAATTGGCGCTTCGGCTTTAACAGGAGGCAGCGGAAACTCTTCAGTTGGCCTTGCCGTTGATGCGTCAACAGGAGGTGTATCTATATACGCAGGAAATGCCACAAAGAACGATGCTCCATTTAAGGTAACAAATACTGGCGTACTGACTGCTCAAAGTGGAACTGTTGGCGGATGGACGCTTGGAGCAACTTCTTTAAGCGGCGGTTCAGGTGCAACTAAAGTTGGATTAGAGGTTGATGGGGTATCTGGTGGTGTGTCTATATATGCTGGAAGCGCAACAAAGAACGACGCTCCATTTAAGGTAACAAATACTGGAGTTTTAACTTCTATCTCTGGCTCTATAGGCGCTTGGACCATTGATAGCTCATCACTACAAACAACTTCGGGCGCTTACATACAAGCAGGTCCAAGCGCTAGCAGTTATGTTAAAATTTCTTCAGCAGGAATTACGGGAATATCGGGCACGCTGGGAACCGTATTTAATTTACCAACAGATGGAACAAGGCCAACATTTTCTAGTGGAGACATCACTCTAACTAAGTTTGTAATTTCTACTTCAGGAATTATTGAAACATCGACAAGCGCTGGTAATGGTGGAGCAAATGGTCAAGGTGTAAGAATAAATGATACAGGAATAAAAGGATTTGCTGCAAATAATGCAAATCCAACTTTCCACTTAGATGCGTCTAACGGAAATCTATCATTAGGATCTACTTCTGGCTCTAATTATTTAAATTGGACTGGATCTTCATTAGAAATGAAGTCAGATGCGGTTTATATTGGAATGTCCAAAGAAACAACTCTTGGCACAGGAATATTAAATCAAATAAAGGGGCCAATTGAGCTTTTTGGTTTTGATGGCGATTCTGGCAGTGGATTTGGTAGTGCAAATGTTTTTTGCAGGTTATTCAATGGAACGCAAGCAACCAAATATTCAGCCCTTGCTGATTCTAACTTTGGAATGAATGGAAGGGCTTGGAAAGCCTCAACAAGTAGTTGGGAGGATTTTGGAAGAATATCTATAACATTAAAAAACTCCATAGAGACTAATGCTGATTCTTATTTCAGCATGTATGTAAAAAACACAAGCGGAACAAATAAATATCTACAGTTTTATAATGGCAAGCTTATTGTTGACGGTTTACATACATCAGTAAATGCTTTAGGAAAAATAAACGTTCCTGACGCTGGAACTTCATCTTCTGACGGAATCTTTTTTAACGCTGATACTAATTTATATAGATGTGGAGCAGATAAAATTGGCACTGATGATGATGTAGTAGTTGGAGTTGCCACTACTAGATATATTTATTTCAATAATCCTGCTGGAAAAATTGTATGGGCAAATACCACTGGAGATTTGAACGAAAACACTAATGGAGCAGTAAATTTATATAGAAGCGCCGCGAATTCGTTAAAAACCGATGATGATTTTATTGCGTTATCTGTGACTACAACTTCTGCAAGAAGAACAAAGAAAAATATTAAAAAATACAAAGGCGGGATGGATGTCGTTGAAAAATTAAAGCCGGTTTCTTTTGATAGAAAAGTTGATAATAAAAATGATATCGGTTTTATTGCTGAAGATGTAGAAAAAGCGCTTTCGATGATTGTGACTAGAAACGAAAAAAATGAAATAGAAGGTTTAGACTATTCTAAATTAACTGTTGTTCTAGTAAATGCAGTCAAAGAGCTTTCAGCAAAAATTAATGAACTAGAATTGAAGTTGAATGCCAACACAAACTAAATTTTTAATTACAAGTGGGGTGGCGCTTGTTGATTTAAGCGGCGTTTTTGAACCGCTTAATGGCGGAACATCTTATACATCAGCGGCGACCAAATATAAAGTTGGGGGCACTGATTTAACTGGAATATTTCATGCATCAACTTCTGTTGATGATAGAGTAGACTATGATACTGGATATAAAATAACAGTAGGAGGAACCCCAGTTGACTTAAAAACAATCTTTCGTAAATACGGTTTTGTTGGAATAACAATAACATCTCAACCAACAAATCAATTTATTGATAATAATACAGCAGCTACCTTTTCGATAACTGCAACAGCGGCAGGAACTCCAACATATCAATGGTATAAAAATGGTTCAATAATATCTGGAGCTACATCTACTAGTTACACAACAGGAGCTTTAACTACTGCAAACGACAATGATACTTACTTTTGTAGAGTTAGTTATAGCGGGTCTTACGTAGATAGCAATTCAGTTGGTGTTAAAATAAAATCATATATAATTTCTCATCCATCAAACTTAACTGTTCATGATGGAGATCCAGGTTATTTCGAAGTACAGGGTGGCGGCAGTCAAACATTAAATTTTAAATGGCTTATTGTCAACAGCCCAACATTTGATCCAGAAGGAGCTGGAAATGTAAATTCAAATACGGATAGGTATAATTTATCAGAAGCTGCTAGTGATTATAATCAGAATGGAGCATTATTTAGATGTCTTGTAAAAAATAGCCATTATGGTCAAAATAATGACGTTTCATCAAATTTTGCTACTTTAACTATAATATCGCCTTTAGCTACAATAAGTAGTTACCTAGGGCAAACTCAATTTAATCAAGGAGATTTTGTACAGCTTTCATCAACAATAACAAATGGCGCCAAAAATGTTTCTTATCAATGGTATAAAAATGGAAATATAATTTCAGGAGCTACTAGCTCTACATATAATTTTCAAATCAATGGATCTGGAGATACTGGATCTTATACACTAGTAGTAAGCAACAGGGGAGGATCATACACTACGAATGCAATATCTGTTTCTATTATAGCTCCAGAGGTTACAGTTGGAATAACAGGATATACACCTCCATTTGTATTTAATAATGGAACCGTCGTTACTTTAACAGCTACTCTTTCTCAGGGTCAAAACGTGACATATCAATGGTACGGACCAAATGGAATTATAAGTGGAGCTACGTCTGCAAGTTACATATTTGCTCTGTCTGCTGCAAATGATGGAAACTATTATGTTGTAGCTACAAATGCAGGTGGCTCAGACACATCTAATACAGTTTCGATTTATCTTAACCCATATATAATTACAAATCCAAGTTCAATTACTGTTAATGCTGGAGGTAACGCAAGCTTTACAGTAAGTGCAGAAGGATCTGGGACACTAAATTATCAATGGTATAGATCAACCAGTGGAGGGGCTTCTTATTCTGCTATAGGAGCTTCAAATTCAACCTTTGTTGATATAGGAGTAACGTCAGCCTATGACGGATACAAGTATTACTGTGTAGTTTCAAGCTCAGTAAGCGGATCTAGCCCAGTTCAATCTACGGTCGCAACATTAACTGTAAATTATGCTCCGTCAAACCCATCCATCACGGGACAAGAAATTTACAATAATGGAAATGCGGTTGCGTTTACGGCTTCAGTTACATTAGGTAAGCCAACAAGTACTACTTATACTTGGCAAAGGTCCATAGATGGGGGCTTTAATTGGAGTCAAGTAGCTCAGACAACTACGACAGCTAGTTCAGACGAACTATCTGTTGGCACGGCTGGAATGGGGATATCTGGATATAAGTATAGATGCGTAATAAGTAATAGTGTTGGATCTGTAACGACGGCGGTCAAAACAGTTTATATTAATCCATATATAACGGCAAACCCATCAAGTACAACTGTAAATTCTGGAAGCAATGCGACGTTTACAGTAAGCGCTCAAGGTTCTGGAACCTTAACTTACACATGGTATAGAAATGGGGCTACGTTTGGAGCAGCAAATAGCCCTTCGTTTACAGAAGTAGGAACAGCTCCATCTCAAAATGGTAATACTTATTATTGCGTTGTTTCAAGCTCCATATCTGGAACAAGTCCAGCGACTTCATCTACAGCGACACTAACTGTAGAGTATGCCCCAATAATAGGCTCTGTTCGATTCAATGGAACAACAGTTACATCAAACTTGCAGGCTTTTACAATTGCTAATGGTCTTACATTTACATTGCAAGCTGTTTCAGTTGATGATGGTCAACCAAATGCTACATCAAGAGGCTGGTATAGATACGACGGAACTACATCTCCAGATCCAGAAGGCTACAATGAATTGCTTGGGACTAGCGATAGCGTAACTACAGACCAAGGCGATAACGAAACTCAATACTATAGATATAGAATAGCGAATACAGAGGGAACGACTCAATCGTTTGAAATAGAAGTTAATACAATATAATATTTAAAAAATAATAAGTTTTTTTAAAATACAGTGTGAAAGTCCTTTATGTTTCGCCTCACTTATCGACAGGTGGACTGCCTCAATACTTATTCAAAAAGATAGAGACGCTAAACCCTTTGTTTGAAATTCACTGTGTAGAATATAAATATCTTGGAAATGTTTATGTTGTCCAAAGAAATAGAATTATTGATCTGTTAGGCAACAGGTTTTATTCTATGGTTGGGGCTGAAGAGTCTTACTTATTAAAAATTATCGAAGATGTGTCTCCAGATGTTATTCATTTTGAAGAATTCCCAGAAACATTTTTAGACCAAGCGATTTGCAGAAAAATTTATTCAAATAATAGAAAATATTTAATATTTGAAACTGGGCACGGCATTTACTTTGATGCCCAAAATAAAAAATTTATACCAGATAAGTTCATCTTCGTTTCTGAGTATCAGACAAAACTGTATGGTAATTTGGGCGCTCCATATGAAATAGTTGAGTATCCAATTGAGCATAAAAAGCCACAAAAGAAAACTGCTCAAGAAAAGCTTGGATTCGATCCAAGCAAAAAACACGTTATTAATGTTGGCCTTTTTACTAAAGGCAAAAATCAAGGAGAGCTTATTGAGCTAGCTAGAAAACTACCTCAGTTTCAATTTCATTTTATTGGCAATTTAGCTATTAATTTTAAAGATTATTGGGAGCCAGTAACAAAAGATTTGCCTAGTAACTGCAAGTTATGGCAAGAAAGATCTGATGTCGATTTGTTTTATCAAGCGGCAGACCTAATGGTTTTTACTTCAAAAATGGAATGTTCGCCAATTGTGATTAGAGAAGCTATTGGCTGGGGATTAAAAAGCTTGATATATAATTTAAATTCATATTGCAATATGTACGATAAGTTTGCGAATATAGAGTACTTGAAAGAAGGGGATCAAGAGTATAATATAAATTTGATTAAGGACTGTTTATGAAGTATCAATTGGCCTACAGCTATCAGAATACGAAAAAAAATATAAATGATTTTAACTTTATATTTAGTTTTATTGACGGAGCGAAGTTGACGATCACTGGCAATTCAGAGCAGTCTTTCGATGTAAAATTTATAGATTTAGACTCGTCTGCCGTTGTCTATGAAACTGTTTTGAAAACAAATATGTGGGCTTCGCCAACTGCAAAATATTTTGTTAATTGGTCGATACAGGTTTTTAAAGAAGGCCACTTGATCAAAAGACATGATTTGTCACTAGCTGGGAAACAGGTAAAGATAGTTTTTGACACTGGAAGTATTGGAGATTCTGTAGCTTATATAGAAAGCGCGGAAGAGTTCAGGAAAAAGCATGGCTGCAACCTGACTTGCGTTGTCTTTAATAAGGACATGTGCAAATTATTCAAAGAAAAATATAAAAATATTTCTTTTTATAATTTGGACAAGCAGGATGATTTTCATGCAATTTATAAGATTCAATACCCGATAAAGAACTGGCAGGGCATAATAAAAAAAGATCCAAGAACAATTTCTCTGACAGAAGTAGCGCCGCTAACTCTTGGTCTTGAGTTAAAGGAGAGAAGGCCAACCTTTGGAGAAAAAAAGCCTTCTGATAAAAAGTATGTGTGCATTGCTACTCAAAGCACATCGCAGTGCAAATATTGGAATAATAAAAAAGGCTGGGAGGGGGTAATAAAGTATTTAAATGATGCTGGTTACGAAGTTTGGTGCATAGATAGACATTCGTCTTTTGGAAATTCAGGAAACTTTAATCGTATACCAAAAGGGGCGATTGATAAAACGGGAGAATTTTTCCTAGCGACCAGAATAGATCAGATATGTGGCGCTGAGTTTTTCATTGGCTTGGGATCTGGACTGTCTTGGTTGGCTTGGGCTTGTGGAGTTCCGGTAGTTCTTGTGAGCGGGTTTAGCAAAGCTTTTGCAGAGTTCTACACCCCTTATAGAGTTATAAATGAAAACGTATGCAATGGTTGCTGGAACGACCCATCTTTAGCCTTTGATAAAGGCGATTGGAATTGGTGCCCAAGAAATAAAGACTTTGAATGCACCAAGCAAATAACGCCAGAAGACGTTATAAAGCACATCAATAAGATTATTAATACTCAACCTTAACTCTGGTTGATTCGTAAGTCTTCTTTTCGCTTGGGTGCTTTGCGCCGTTTCTTCTTTTGGAATAATCTTTTAAAAACTTATTTTTAACTGGATCTACGCCGCCATTTTGTTTTGCGCGCTTTTCGCTAAGTTCAGCGCTTTTATCGAGCAAGTCTCCATACGTGCCTTTCTTATTCTTTGTGGCGTCAACGAATGAGGTGTTGCTGTACGGGTCAATTTGGGCGTCCACTGAGGCATTAGGCACCTGATATACCCTCTTCCAAATAAGTCCTTCCTGGTCGATGTATGAGTGCTCCTCGTTCATTCCTTGGAATACGTCAATCGTCTCGCCGGTCTTTGGGTTCTCGTAGGTGTACAGTGGCATATAAATATGGTAATAAAAAAGCCGCTTTTTCAAGCGGCTTGGGATTTTAGTTAATGTCTACCTTCTTTTCTTGTTTTTTCTTCTTTGGAATTTTAATTATCAAGACTCCATTTTTCACAGAGCATTGAACCGCAGAGAGATCGAGAGACTCTCTGCAAACCAGAAATGATCTATTGTAATCAGTGTACTCACTCTTGGCTCTAACAGAGAGCTTATAAGAATCTTCGCAATAAGTGACTGAAACATCATCTTTTCCGCATCCTGTAACGCGAAATACATAAGAGGTCGAATCTTTATCGGAAGACTGATTAATATACGCGCAGTCATTCCAAATAGTGCCAGTTCCAGTTGTAGTAGTGTCGTAGTTTACTGAGTAGTAGTATGTCATAGTGATTACTATTTAGCTAACGGCATGCCAAGGCTGTTCCAGAGGAGAACGCAATTAAATGGTACGCAAAGTGTTACAAATTTTCTCAACTGTATTTTCGTAAGTGAAATTCTGTCCCAATTTAATACCAGCTTGATTAAGTACTTTATTTTCAGCAAGGGCTACCGCTTTTTGAATAGCTTGAATAGCTTCATCTTCATTAAAATCATAAATATTACCTTGATTGAACTCAGAGCCTTTCTTAAAGAAAGCCCCATCATAAGCTTCAATTTTGCCGCTTGGCTCAACAAGTATAGCATTGTCTCTAGTGGCCCAATCTTTGTGACTTGTTGCGTTAAGCACAACGCTCCACTTGCCGAGGCAAGTCGCGTTGAAAGCTGGTAAGCCCCAACCCTCTGCCCCACTTAAGCCGCTAAGATCAATATCGGCTGAGTTTAAAATATCATTAACTTCTGAATTAGTGGTCACAAACGGAAGCACGTTAATATTGCTAGCCATTTGTTTGTATGAAGCTATGACCTTTTGAGTAAAGTCTTTTGGAAGAAATGGGTTAATGATAGAACAAGTAAGCTGAAACTTTGGATTGTTTCCATAAAGCTTTGCCCACATTTTAACAATCTTATCTGTGTGTTTTCGTTTTTCGAACTTGCCCATTAGCAAAAAGTTAATCTTTCCATCTAAATACTTTTTGCCAGTAACGTGAAAGTCTGGGTCAAATCCAAGTGGCACGCTTTGCACGTTCTGATTGCCAGCGCCAATAAAAGAATTTGCTGCGTAAGAGCTTGAAAATAAAGTTACATCTTGAAGACCAACTATTGCTTTTTCTGCAACAGTTGGCTGATCAAGTTCGTAAAAAGTCAGTAACGCCTGACGAGAAGTCATTCTCTTCTCGGCTCCATTGATATGCCAAAGTTTTAGGGTAATAGCGTCTTTTGATAGATTGGTGAATCTGCTATCAATTAAGCTTTTTACCCAAAGGGTAAAATCCTTTGGCATTTTGTCGAAAGCGGACAATTCAACATTTCCAATTGGAAAGTACGAAACCTTAAAACTAGGATCTTGCTGTACCTTCTTAAAGAGAACCTTTAAGATGTTATAGGTTACGTTTCCAAAGGAAACTTGATTCAATGGAGCTTCGAAGAGAATATTCATCAGATTGGAACTTCGTCTTCGTCAGCTTCTACAGGAGCAGGCTTTGCTGGCGCCTTTGCTACTGTTCTCGCGGCTGCTCTTGGGGCGGGAGCGGCATCTTCAGTCTCAGCTCCGTCCTTCTTCTTGCCTCCAACAAAGTTTACTCTATCTGCGACAACGAGAATTTTAGTCTTTTTCTCTCCGTTCTTTTCCCAAGAGTCTTGCTTAAGGCGACCAATGACTGATACGCTGCTGCCCTTCTTTACGTGAGTTGTGACAAACTCAGCTTGCTTCTCCCACACATCGACATCGATGAACACCGTATCCTTGTCGTTGATTGGGTTGTTGACTGCCAGACGGAAAGAAGCGATACTCTTTCCAGTTGAGGTGCTGCGGGCCATTGGCTCCGCAACAACGTTTCCTGCGAGGACTACTGAATTAATCATTTTTTTTAACGTAGGTTTTTTTAAGCTTTTTGAAGGCTAGGTTGTGAATATTGATACAGCCTTGAATCGATAAGTCAAGCTCTTTTGCAATTTTTCTCCAAGGAGTTAGCTTTTTCTTTTCTGAAAAATATCTCATTTTAAATATTTTTTCAATTCTTTTGTCTTCTAAAGTCGAAAGTTGAGCAAGGATATCGCGCAACATTTCTTGCTCTGCTAATTCCTTCGGCTCTGAACTCTCAAACTCGCAATCAAAATTTTCTTCCATTGGTAAGTGGCGACGCTTATTTGATGAGTTTAAACAAAGCCATCTTGTGTGATTTCCAAGATAAGTCGAAAACTTGATATTGCGTTTTTCATCGAAGGTTTTCACGGCATCAAAAATATTTGATTCCTTATTCGACATTAAATCATAAAAATTATCAATAGCAGTTTCTCTTGGAGCATAACTGTGAACCATCTGCAAATAAATGCCAGAATGTCTGTTGACGATCTCCATGAAGCAATCGCTATCGCCACTCTTTTTAACCTTTTGGATCAGGTCAAGATCGTCCATTTTTTCTGGAATTAATCTCATTTTCCTGTGCTTCCAAAGCCGCCAAGACCTCTTTCGGAATCATCCAATGATTCGGTTTGATGAGCCACAAAATTAAAAATTGGCATGAACATCAACTGCCCAATCTTATCTCCTTTTTTATAAATCAAGGAATTCTTGGTTGGCTTGCCTTTGCCGAGGTAGCGGAAGCGGAGCTTGATCGAGGCGCGATACCCATTGTCGATTACGCCAACAGAATTGCAAAGCGCCAAATGATATTTACTTACGCTAGATCTTGGAAACAAAAGAGTGAAAAAGCCATCTGGTGGTTGAATTGCAACTCCCGTGTCGTACTCGATATACAAAATTTTCTTACCTGCTTCGTCCAAGTAAACAAAAGTTGGATCTTCTGCCGCTACGAGATCCCATCCCGCATCGCCCTTTGCTGGGGGAATCACGTTATTTTCGAAACCATTTTTGAGAACTTTGAACGATAGGTTTGTCTGCATGTTCGTACTTTGCCTGAGATTCTAAACTTTGTCAAGAGGTTTTCAACCAATCACGGCTCGGCGTAATTTAAAAAACGAAGTTTTTTAAATTTAAAGAAAAGGGGGGTACGGGGGTCAAGGGT